ATTCATGCGGTTCTTTTGGTACGGTACCAGTTAATCCCCATCTAATAGGACAGTGTTTGAAGTTTTGGGTAAGTAGTTTGGTTAGAATTGAAGCGGAGGCTGCGTGACACTCGTCCACGATAACCGCAGTTACCCCATCAATAAACTCAGCAAGTGATAAAATCGCTTGGTCTGGGTCTTTCTTATCGAGTGCTTCTAAACTTTGCCATGTACAAATGGTGTGGGTTTTGCCAAGTTCTTTTCTATCACCGTAATAAACACCAACATCAAGTCCTACGTTTTTGTAATCTTCTTCGGTTTGTAGTACCAAATCTTTACTAGGTACAATAACCATAGAACGACCATAAGGTTCGCATAACTGACTTAGTGTAGCCGTTGTGATCGTGTTATGTGTTACGATGAAATCATCTGTTACATATAGATGTTCTGGACTATCAATCATAATACACTTAACTGGTTCATTGGAAACCAATTTGATGTCACTGATTTGTAGTTTTAAATCCGGTACAGGTAGAGTCGCATCAACTGTATACTTACCATCATTATAAGCTAATCGAGCCAAACCACCAATACTTCTAACAAGTTGCTGGAATCCCTCTGCTTCCGATTTTAATGCAGTCACTAACGGTGTGCCAAGAAGTTTGTTAAGTTGTTCAATTAGATGCAACCGCATCGATAAATCAACAGGATTCGATGCAGATTGGTGATCCATTGTAACCATTGGAATGCTTAATGCAGATGTCCCACCAAGTAGAACAATAAGACTTTCAGTGGTTACATGACTCCAATCTGAATTGACAAATACCTTCCAAATATGATCACCACAAGCACGAGTAGTTCTACCATCTTCAAATGTTAACGCATAAACGTCTTTGTTACCAGGCTCGAATACATCAAGTACTGCAACTGATTCACCAGTCGGTGTTAATACTTGGTCACCTACTTGAATATCACCCATTGGTCTAAAACCAGTTGGTGTCAATACGTTACAGGTTAATGGTTGACACTTACCCGCACCTGTAGAAATAGACTGAAGTGACTGTGGATTTTGCAAGTACATATTAACTGCATGTGCTTGGTCCTCACGTAGCATAATAGGTTCACCCGCGTATCGATGACCTTCTGGCCAAACTTTACCTTGGTCTGCCCAGTATGATTCAGTTATCGGATCGAATTTCAAATCAATTGGTTTTCTTTTATCTTCAATCTCGATTTCATATCCATCGTTTTGAATAATAGGTAATATAACATCCAAATGCGCTAAGAACCCAGTACCACCGATACTAAAGAATGTTTTAGTACCATCCCAGCGACCAAGTTTATAGGCTGGCATATGACGAGCATAAGGCAATTCATATTTCAATTTACTAACTAGTTTACGACGGGTTTCAACCGCTAACCCATCTATTTGGATGTTTACTTCATCCTTAATTATTAATTTACAGTTTGACAAGGTTCTTACTCCAGTGGTGGATTGTTGGTTTATATTCGCTTAAATGAATAACACAAGGATGCGAATCTAGCCATTCTCGGGTTACTACATTTGTTGACGGGTATATGTTGTTTGTAACTAGCATCATAACATTTTCTGATTGATCTATCAACCAATTATTCGGTCTGTAGATACTTATTATGATTTTTCCAGAACGTACATTCTTATTCAACCCATATTCAATGACTATATCATTGAGTGGATTGTTACCTTTTACCGCAGACCCATACTTAACCTCGTCCATTGAAATAGGTGAGCGTTTAACTGCTTCGATGAAATCTTGTAACCAATAATAATTGTTGCTTGCTCTATCTAGTACAATACACACTTTACCTTGTATATGGTGGCAAAGTATCAAGAATCTATCGATATCTGTTAACCAAAAAGCATTTTCAGGTAATGAAGCGATGCGTTCTACTAAGTTTCTTGGTCTACCAGCATACAAATATCCCATGTGTTTTGCTAAGAATAGGTCTTGAAGTCGATTACCGGTTTTATGTGAATCAAACCAAGTATCGGTTTCTTCGGTTGAGTTAACCAAATATACTTGCTTATCGATAACCACACTATGCGGAGATGCTTGCTTTTCTTCAGCTAAGCAATCTTCGGTTTCAAACGCAATAGTTTCAAATGACGGGTCTATTTCAAAACCATGTCTTAATGCAAAATCGTATAACTGTATGACATTAATATCAAATAGACTACCGGTGCGATATCGTAACTCGGAATTCCAACTAGTAGATTCATCATCAAATTCAGATTCGAAGTTGGCTTTGATACTAAACGGAAATTGTATATGTACTCGATTATCTGTAATCCAGACCCGTTTACCGGTATCTATTTGTCTAAAAGATAATTTCCAACTAGGGTTGTCAAGTACCGGAGATAAGTCAACTGGTACTTGATGCTTGTGACTAGACATTATGGATAACAAATAACCGGCTTGTTTGTCGGTGAATTGTTTACCATCCTGACACATTGTTTTAAATTGTTTAGCTGCGGTTGCAACTGATGGATCAAATTTCTCAACTAATCCATAGAATAAGGGGTACACGTCTTCAATATAAGGTATCATATAAGTAGTCTTTTTAAAGGTAGGCCAGTGGTAATTTCATCTAAAGTCCATTCTGTATGTGTTAATTTTAAAAACCAATCTTCTCTATCGGGTAATACTGGGTTGTGTATCGTTTTCATCGGTGAACTTACTGGGTATGCCAGACTAGTACTATCACAAATAACAGGTGTTCCATGAATAGCGGCTTGTATAGAAGGACCACTATTGTGATTAACTACACAATGATAATTATAATCTATATCGTAGCTATCGTAAGTTCCAGTAACTCGGTTTGGACGTTCACAGTGAACATCTTTTCTAATTGGTACATATATAATTGACCTAGGATGCGGTCTTACTACTACAGTTCTATCGGTATATTGTCTGATTACTGTGATGGTTTGTTCAATCCAGTCAACCGTTGGCATTTGATGTTGCCATTGTAAACTATCTTGATGTTGCAATGCAAGTAGAATTTCAGGTTTTCTGGTTGCATTATCTTTTAGTGCCAGTCCTAACTTAGCTGGTCTGTTTTCATCCAAATCAGTTTCATGACCGTAGAACCCTAGCGCATTCATGTGATTCAGCGAAACTTTCCATGTAGTTCCACGTATTAGGCTTCCAATTTCTAGTATGACAATTGGTTTATTGGTAACTTTAGCTGATTCATATATTCCAGCATTCGGAGCCATTCTGCCTTTCCATAGAACTGACCAGATAACATCAACATCGGAATCTTCGTCTACTACGCTATGGCCTAATGCCAGTAATCCTTGTTCAAACGCATCGAATACTGGACCGCTATTCATTGCACCGAACTCTCTATATAACCGAAATCGCATTGTAAACCTCACTAAATAGTTATTTAACGAATAGAGAAAATATGAAAGTCACTGTAGTAACAACATTTAATCAAAAAGGTTTGACCACGTATGCTCAACGAATGATCGATTCATTCAATGAGAACTGGCCTAAAGAGGTCACTTTACAACTATACCCAGAGAATTGCAAGCCTAATATTGAACATGTTGACAATGCCAGTTTATTCAACCTAGTAAATGTACCAGAGTTAATGGCATTTAAAGACAAGTGGAAAGATATTCCAATGGCTACTGGTTGGTGTGAAGATTCAACTCAGAAGCACCCAGATAAAACACAAAAGGTTGGTTTCAAATGGGATGCAGTTCGCTTCGCTCACAAGGTTTACAGTATATTTCACTGCGCCAGTCGTTCTAAAGCAGATATGTTAATTTGGATGGATGCTGACACGATTTGCCATAGTCCAATTACGATGGCTGAAATCGAAAGATTATGTCCACCTAATAAAGACATTTGTTTCTTAGGTCGTAAAGGAAAGTACACCGAATGTGGCTTATATGCCATGAATTTAAAGAGTGAAAAGGTTCGTCGATTCTTAGCTAAGTTCCAACGTTATTATGATGATGCTGAGAATGGTATTTTCACATTAGAAGAATGGCATGATAGTTATGTATTCGATGCAGTTAGAAAGCTATTTGACTTGAATGAATTAGATTGGAGTAGTCATTTGATTGCTGGTGAAGGTCATCCATTGATTAATAGTGAATGGGGTGCGTACTTAGACCACTTGAAAGGTGATAGAAAGCAAGCAGCCCGTAGCAATTTATCTGATTTGAAAGTTCCAAGAACCGAGGCTTATTGGCAGTAGAGTGGTATTAGTTTAATATCCCCAACAACTGATTGTATATCATCTACAAGGGATTCCTTATCTTTTAGTCCTGCTTTGAAGTGCATGACATAATCGTTGAGAATGGTCCGAGGCATTGGTGTTTTATGTTTATGACTCGGGCTTAAATCTCTCATGGTAGCCATTTTAGATAAATCATTTATAACCGCACCTAACACATCACCATCATAGAATCGTCTTAGGTTTTCTGTCAGATGATTATCGTAGTATTCTCGATATCTTTTAGCAAACTCATCGAATTTATCATGCGTTTTATTCAACACGAAGAAACTCGATTCACAACTGAACCACATACCAGCATCTTGGTTTCCCTTATCTTTTGGATGTTCAACTCCCATGTAAGTTACTAGATTCGATTTATCACAAAGATCAGCCAATATGGACTTTGTTACTACTGAATGCGTTAGTACATCCGAATCAATCCAAATGATATAATCACTATCCAAGTTTTCCATTGCATGTATTATAGAGTAGCCTTTTTTAGCAAATACTTTGACTCTGTTCTTGTAATCTGAATTTTGGAAATCAACATATGTTTGACCTAAATCAGTAAATGGTATTTGTATTACACGCGGTGTTTCAGTTAACTCACATTCTTCTACGTAGCATACTATATTAATATCAGAAGGCCATTTACTCAAAAAGGAAGCTACCGAATACTTACCGATTTGGTTGTAATATTTTTCATTGAAACTGGTTATAACTGTTATTGACATATTGTATTCTCACTAAATATTTGAAAAAAGGAACTACATGAAAGCATTTATCATCAAGTCTAATAATGAACTTAGTACACTGCTAGCCAATGATTGTATAGAAGCCGCCTATGCATTTGGGTTAAATGTCCAACCATGGATTGCAACCAATGGTGCTACCGACGGATTACGTAAGATGGCTGATTTGGGGTTAACCACTTTTTTATCTAAAAGCATCAAGAATCGGCTTGGTGTTCTCGGTTGTTTTATTAGCCATTACGAATTATGGATTAAGTGCATCGAGTTAGACGAATCAATCATTATATTAGAACATGATGGTTTCATGTTACGGCCACTGCCATCCGACATAAACGATCATTATTCAGATGTGCTAGTATTAGACCCATTCAAACCATCGTCTGACCAATATGATACGCTATTATCTAATAGCAGCCAAGCACCGATTGACTATTACGATCCACCAGCTGATAAACAAACCAAATATGGTGACTTTGTTTTCGGTGCATATGCGTATTGCATCAAACCAGCCGCAGCAGAAAAGCTCACTTCGTTCGCGAGAACCACTGGTATATTACCAGCTGATGTCCATATTCACAGGCCATTGGTTGACATCAAATCAACCACCGTTCCAATATTTAGATTACATGCGTTCTACAATCCGAGTAACATCATATCGGCTAGTTCAACGACCAATATTTTATAACATCCGGGTGTTCTAAATTCAACCAAGGTTTTCGCTTTCTTCCACCAAAGATAACAACCTTAGTTTCTGGTTTAGATTCTTTTTTCGAAAACTTACCAAACCAATTGGGTTCATCGAGTAAATCTTGAAATCTGGTATGTTCAACTCTATCAATAATATACCCTTGGTCACCAAACCTAGGATGCTCATTGTACAATTTATGCCATTCTTCGTGCGATTTGGTCAAGTATTCATCCCACAAATTGGAATAATCACCACTCCACCACATGACGCCTGACCCACTTTGTTCTGGTTTCCATGGATCTTGTAGCATAACAAACGATTCACCGTTGATGATATCGATCAATTCATCGATGTTACCTTTTACGATAGTGTCTAAATCGAAGTATAGGCAGTGTTCAGTCAACCCAAGTTCTCGCCTAAACATTTGCAATTTACTCCAATACCCAATACCGATATCTAGTAATGGAATCGTGGTAATACCAGTCAACTCAATGTCACTTAAACAGATAAATTCAAACGGTTTTGTCAAGTTTTTTTCTAAACCTTTCTTGAAATTGTACACATAATTAGGCAACCATTCAGGTCCACTACGCAGCACGGTTATTACTTTTATACTCATTATATTCCTCAAGTTGATATTAGTATGTAGCCACATAAATACTGTACATTCAGAATAGGACATTAATATGCCATATAGTTTAACTACCGGTAAACCAGAGACAGGTGATTGGTTTTTACAAAATAATGATAATATCACCAGAGTATTAGATATAGGTGCTGGTTCAGGTACATATCCAAAACTAATAAAAGACGAATACAACACCTGCAAATCGGCAGAATGGGTTGGTGTTGAGGCATGGGATACTTACATAACTGAGTTCAAGTTAACCGAATTATACGACACTGTAATTAACATGGATGCTAGGTTAATCGATTGGGATTCATTAGGTAGATTCGATGTAGCAATTGCCGGTGACGTATTGGAACACATGTCCAAAGAAGAAGCAGTAGTATTAGTCGATAATTTACTAAACATAAGCAAAACACTAATCATTAGCATACCTATCGTTTACATGCCGCAAGACGAGTACGAAGGGAATCCATTCGAAATACATGTCAAACCAGATTGGTCTCATACTGAAGTAATAGAAACTTGGGGTGATAATATAACTAAGTGGTTTGTTAAAAGCAAGGCCAGTAAAGTCGGTGTTTATTGGATGTCTAAAAGATAACTTCGCATATGAGCCCAACATTCACCTGACTTTAACTCATCAAAGTTCCAGTGAAACATAGATAACCTTTCAACCCATTGCTGCCTATCTGGTAGTAATGGGTTTTCTATATCAGATAAATTCAAGTTTGCTACCTCTCTACATTGACTTTTATCTGGGTCGGTAACAAAGATCGGGTATCCCTCAATAGCAGCACCAACCACTGGACTAGAATTGCAATTCACCACTGCCCAACAATTGATTAAATCATCTTTTAGATTTGGATTGCTACTGATAGTCAATCCACGCAACTTATTAGTTGCATTTGTAGAATTAAGCAACTCCTTTGTTGCTTTATCGCCTGGGTGTGGTCTAATAACAATTGGTCTATCGGTGTACTTTCTTAATTCATTTATTGTAGAAATAGCCCAATCTTGAACATCCATACCACCCATACTCCAACCACCATTTCGTTGCATACAAATCAAAATGTGATTACCAGTTGTTCTATTATCTTTTAGTCTTAAGTTTAAGTTCTTACTTATCTTCTGCCATCTAGTAGGATCTATCGCAGAATCGCAGTATATGCCTGTATTCGGAAATATACCGTTAAAACTATATCTCAAATAATGTAATGGATTGGAAGTATCCACATAAAGAAACAAGTTACTATCAACTGCAACTGCATACTTACCAGCTTTGAGCTGTTCTTCGACTACGGTGTTTCTCAATCTCAAGTGTGGTCGTTTAATATCATTACTAACCCAACCCTGTATAACACCAACGTCAGTGGGTTGATATAAAACGTCGTTTACATTAATAACTACATCACCATTACTCGCAACTCCAGTAGCAAAGTGATTCAATAAATCAACTTTCTCTTGGTTCTTAGCATTAGGTACCGACCGATGGTAGATTGCTACTTTCACAACTCACCTAACAGTGGCAACAAATGCTGCCAAACTTTAGATTCAATCATCTCAGATTCTGACCATTGACTATTCGCTAACTGATCAACCCATCGTTTTATTTCAAATGTACCAACTTTCTTAGGATTCAGTAGGTCATTGATACGATGACTTGTGATAGGATAAGCTAAGTTACCTTCGTCCATTGCAATCACAGGAACCCCTGCTAATACTGCGTCAATTGCTGATCCACTGGTATATGTAACGCAAACTCCAGAATTCGATAACTCCTCTTGTAAACTTCGATCTAATCCATTAGACCAAGTTATATTTTGATAATTCTTGAATAACACATCGCCAATTTCACTATAAAATTCAGCACGACCTTTAGCACTCATTGCTGGATGAAATCGAACTACGATTGGTCTATTGGTTATTTCTCTTATAGATGATAGAGTTTCAAGTAGCCACTCACTCATCTTTTGGCCTCGTAAACTTGCATCGCCTGGTAATTGCAGCAACACCAAGATATTACCTATAGAATGATCTTTCCAACCAGCAAATTCTGGAATATTCAACTGCTTACTCATTTCTGGTAAACGAGTTTTATCAATTGAATCACCGTAGAATATACCATCATTATTCATAAACCCATCAATACCGATTCGATAATATTGGTATTTGTTACTTGACACTATCACTCTACCAAGCACTGGTGTTTCAATGTATATAACATGCTCTGCTTTTTTTGCAATACTCTGTCGAGTGATATGGTGTTCAGCTGACCTAGGTTTAACCGCACCAAACTGAACCGCAACATCACACGATTCGATTTCATTATCATAACTCAATCGCAAATCAATACCATGCTGTTTTTTCAACATGCGTTGATTATTAACCGCAAATAACTGAAAGTAATACCGTTCAATACCTTCATAGAATGAACGCAATACATTACGTTCAGCATTATTCGCACCAGATGCAATACTAACTAATATCTTCATAATCCTAAAATTCGTAAGGCTGAACCATCTTTTAGTTCAGTGACGTGAAATTGACCATAGGCTAAGTGACAAGCCCATGCGTAACGTTCATCCATAGTTGGATAATAAGGTGTTTCTATCTTACTCAAATCTTGCAATGCAACTGGACTAGCCGCATTGTTCACTAAGGTAAATGCCGGTATTCCATACATAATTGCTTCAGTGGCTGCTACGCTATTAAACGTAACTAATGCAAACGTATCTGATAACGCTTCTTGTAAAGTATTTGTTATTCTCTCACTGCGTAACTTTGCTCTATCACGAACAATCACTGGTCTATCTGTATGTTGTTTAATAGTAGCAACGGTTTCAGTAATCCAAGTATCTTTATCGATACCATAAAACTTACAAGGCTTTTCATCCGGTGCAGCAATTAGTATATTTCTACCAGTATTTCGCCAATCAGAAAGTGACAATCCTAGGTTCAACCATCTATCCGCAGGTCTTTCAACTACAGCACCATGTTGCAAATCATTTTTTACAATTCGATGATATAACTTATTACCCAATGGATTCTTATTATACTTGCTATTTCCAAAATACCCACTATCTATGTAGTAGAAATCGCGATTATCCGCCCAACAACGCTTGATAAGTTTATGTTTGAGAATGCCCCTGAGTACAAGAGGGTCTGTACTAGCATCGTAATCAAAAACATTATATCCAACCACATCATGATTATGGCTAGTCGCAAGCATACCCACGTACTCATCTTGAAGATTCTTACTAAGAAATTGCATTTACTTGAGTCGAGTAGTTTGTTAACATTCTTTCTCTGTGCCATTCGTCTGCCATTGGAGTTAGTGCAAAATCATGGAAACAAGGAGTTCCAAGTGTATAGTGTAGAAGTTTAGCATCAGGATTAGCACCAAATTCATCAGGTAACCAATTCCATTCAACTGGCAATTCACCAATCAAATCATCAGTTAACCAAGTAAAACGATGTAAAAATGCACCAGAGGAGGCTTGTATTAAACCAGAGGTTAACTGTCTATTAGCTGGATGTGCACAATTCCACATTACCACACTAGACCAATTCTTACGTGGATAATTTTGATTAACTGAACCCAAGTACTTGGTAGTCATCTTAGTTTCATAATTATGATGAACACATTGAACTGCTTTTGTCGGATCTCGCAACTCCCAGAGCTTAGTAATATCTTCACGTAGTAACATATCACCATCGATAAAGATTGCCCAACCTTCATAATTCATTAAACTAGGAACCAAGAATCGACTATAAATGAATTGGTTACTACCATCGTCGTGCGTTTCTGCATAATCTTTTAGATTATCCAAAGCCAATGGAACTAATGCTACTGGCTTTGAACTATGTCTAATAACACTATTAGCACAAACATGATAAGCTATTGCTTCTCGTGGGTCATACCCAATGAATACTGTAATCATTTTCTTTCAATATCCTCTTCAACACAACTTTCACCGTATTGTATTTCAATTATTCTTAGTGGTCTATCTGTGATATTACTCAATTGATGCCAAGTATGCTCAGGTACGTGATATTCATCATGTGTAACCAATGTAGAAATCGAATCAGAACTAGTAACAGTTGCCGTACCTTCAGCTACCATCCAATACTCAGACCGAGATTCATGTCGTTGCATTGATAACGATGCTTGTGGATTTACTGTTAATTCTTTAACTTTTATTCCAGGAACATCATGCAATACTCGATAATAACCCCATGGTCTTTCGGTCTTGGGTGATTTCCACTCAGTTAATATCCATGAACTTGAATTCTTTTTATTAGTACCACCAACACCAAATGCAAATTCTACATTTTTGACTGACATCTCTGGGATATTACTAGCCGTTCTATCACCACCGTTAGCAAAGATATACCGGTTATCTGGGTATAAAGTTTTGACTCGATTAATAGCATCAATCGCATCACCATTCGTATCATCAAATACAATACAATCATCAACCATCTTTAAGTTCTGAATGATAGATACCCGCTCGTCAAGTGGCATGAAAGCCTGGCCTTTCTTACGAACAAGCCATTCATCACTATTCACACCAACAACAAGTATATCACCCAAAGTCTTAGCAGCCTTCAAGTATTCTATATGACCAGAATGAATCGGATCAAATCCACCAGTTACTATTACTATTGTATTCATCGATAATGTGCCGCGTGAACTGCATCAGTATAACCAACATCAATTACAACAGGTTTACCATTAAATAAACCCCAGTTGGCTGTTCTTACAAAATCCCATAAACCTACATCAAAATTAACTGCAAGTTCAGTTAATGCCTGTGCATATTCTTCACACAACTCAACATCTTCGTCTGTGTACTTAAATCTATCTGATTTCAACTCACGAATAACTTCTTCGTGACTTAAGGTTCCACCTTTCTTACCAGTACTAGCAAATGCCATAGCAACCAATAAACGTAAAGTACCACATTTCATTAAATTGCACAATTGTTTTTCAGTAGCTTTCTGTGCTTTTTCTGTATGAATCCAAACCGGTTCATCATGCTCTTCATCATAATCGATAATTGGGATAGTAATTCCCAAATCTTGCACATAACCATCATCTAGTATTTCTGCTTCTTCTTTGTTCTGTGCCATTCCTTTTACATTATGCGCAACTTTAAGAACAGTTGGTCTACCTTCGTATTCAATATCAAAAGCAGTTCTCGATGATCCCTTGCCCATCTTTTGGGCACGTGCGACCGCATATTCAATTCTTTTCTTGTATGATGTTTGTGGCGTGTATACCGATTTATCCCAATCTGGTGGGAGTGGTGCTTCATCGATTGCTGATTCGCCGATGATGTCTGTTATTCTCATGGATTTAACCTCTTAGTTTTCCTATATTTATTGTAATTTTGAGATAACAAAAAGCCCACTCGAGAGTGGGCTTCCGTTGAACTACAGTGCATCAATTATCTTTTAGATAGACGCATCATCCAATCCAGCAGTTCTTAACTTAACAATATTGGATAACTGCCATTGCTTAATATCCAATCCTTTGATAACACCAAGATACTGATTTCTGAGTAAGGCAACGTCATTGATTAAAATCTCAAAATCAACCACGTCTTGTTCTCCATCTACATATCTATCGCAATCTCTACTGCTCAAAGAACGTTGATATGTTTCAAGATACTTTTGGAAATGTTGACTTTTCATCTGCTTCAAACAAATGTTCAAGTATTCCAATATAGCCTCAATCTCTTGTAACTGGCAAAAACGTGTTTCAACAATCCCTGGCATTGCAGCTGCCGCACGTTCAATACTACCAGAAATCTTAACGTCTACCTTGGCAGAACCTAATTCTGACCGATAATGGGCAATTGCGTGTGGAACATTCGTTATATCCCGTGAAACCTTGTCGTACCAGTTGGTCATTTCTGCCTCTTATTCGTCGTCGTAATCTTCGTCTTCGTCATCCATAACTGCTTCTAATGCAAAGTCTAAGTATGGGTCTACACCTACTAAACTTTCTAACGTCGTTTCTTTAATCCCGTGGTCTTGTAATACATTTACATACTCAACTGCCGCGTTCTTGCGTTGTCTTTCCGATAAGTGCTCAACTAATACAGTCCAAATGTCAGTGATTAATGCTTCTTTCATGGGTTGTTTTCTCCTTAATTAAAAATGTTAACTGACCTTATGTATCATTTTCAGAAATGGGTTCTGTGGCAGATACGTCATCTTCAAACAAATGCGGTGACTCAGCTTTAACTATCGCATATCGTTCATTAATCATACTAATAACTTCTGGTAACATAGCCTTAGCTTCAGATTCCCATACAACCGTAGTATCATATCCTCGGTACTTAGTCATCGTATCGATTTTCAGTTGGTCGTAAGCCCATATATCAGTAGCGTACTTATTGGCTTGCGTGTGATAATAGTCGGGTTGGTATTTCGTAGGATTACAATGCCAATAATCTCCGTTAAACTCAACACAGACTTTTAACTTTGGTATAACGAAATCGTAAAGATAATACTTGTTGTTTTCAAGGTTACGAACACCAAATTCCTTTTTACCTTCACCACCTACATAAACATTAAACCCAGTTGGGATTTCTGCAATTACTGCATCGAAGAAGTTTTTTGCTACCTTGGAATCTACTCGGCTTACATATTTGCTCATCCACATCCGTTCACCTTCTTCTTCACCATATCGTTCGATAAATCCATCAAATGAATTAGAATGTTTCATTTTTTCACAATGCTCATTGTACAACCTTGTACCCTCTTCTTCACCATTCCTTTTAATAAAAGCATCGATCGAAATTGAATCACTATTCGCTTTGGTGATAGCAATCGCTTCTTCCTCAGAATAACCTAGATTCACCCAATAGACTGGTGAAAATGCAGTTCTGGCTTGTAATTCCTCTTTGGTGTATAGTTCAGAATTTCTCTTACCATTAGCACGTTGAATTTCAGAAACTTTATCGGTAGCTTCTTGATCGGTAAAACCACGAGAAGTCCAATATAATGGATGTCGTGGGCTTCGTTGAGATTGTAATTCAGATACCTTTGTTTTCGCATCTTCCTCGGTATATCCTTGATCAATCCAATAGCTTTTACTGGTAATGGATACTTTTTTTGGTATCGTCTTCTGTCGTTCATCTTTACACGCGATAGAACATACATAATCAATGGTCATCACACTATCAACTTTCTTAATCATTTTACCACATACTACACATTCCTTCATATTAACCTCACGATAAACGGGTGGTTCACTCGCAGTGAACCACCCAATACTAGACTAATCTAGTTCATTCTCATCCACTTCTTCGATTACATTATCTTTTAGTTCAGACGCTGCCAACTTAGTAGCAAATTCCGAGATAACCAAATCTAAGATGCCATTCTCATTTTTATTCCACTCTTTACGGAAGTACTTGTGAGTAACACCATTGGTATCCAAATAGCTGTACCGATTACCCTCTTTTTGGATTAGTTTCTTATTTTCCAATAAGCTAAACATACCACTGTACAAACTCATACCTTCGTTATATGGAATGTGAACCTCGATATCAGTGAATGGTTGTGCGTAACGAGTTTTCATAATCTTACAACCAGATCGAATACCTTGAACTGTAGATGTTTTATTACCCTCTTCATCCTCTTTTAGTTTCAACTTTTTCATTGCAACTAAGATACTAGAAGCATACACTGCAGAATTACCCCCACTTACTTTTTGATCAGGATTGTAGGGGTCTTGCGAGTCATAGGTGTGGTTAGTACACACCATACCAACGTTGTAATTACCGAACATATTAACGCAGTTACGAACCAATGCAAATAACGCTTTGGGTTTACGACCCATATCACCTTTCAACTCACCGCTGTCAAACTGGTTTACGTCAGTTGGTGTTAATAACATACCCAGTGAGTCGATAACAAATAAAACTTTAGGTCTATCGGCTTCATCCATTGCTTTGATCTCTTTCATGAACTCTGAAATAGTCTTAGCAACGTCATCGATCATTGACATACTCAATCTAATCAACTTGTCTTCAGATGTATCAACGCCCAACGCATGAAGCCACGCCTCATCCAACGCGTTTTCTGTATCAATCAATACAACAAAGATACCTTGTTCCTGTGCATTTTTAACAATGTTACCAGAACAAATATATGACTTACCACTGTTATGACTTGAGAATCCATCACTCCAATAACGGTGGTTTGGATGTAACACTTCGAAATCATAACACTCAGCATCTGCCAAGAATTCTTTACTAACGATTTCTTCAGCACCATCAACCGTCATAACTGAATCACCGATGGTCAATGCACCCGCAGTAACCCATTCACCATCTTCCAACTGATACAAGTGATTTGTTGCTGATTCTGCACTTCTAGTAGCAGTTGAAATACGAACAACAGCTAATGAACCTTTGTCGAACCACTGACCAACGAGTTGATAATCATCTGGTGTAGCAATACTTAAACTCAAAACCGCGTCATCGTGAACTAAAGAACGAAGTTTAGAAACAGTCACTGTTTCAGCAACCTCAACACCATCAATCGTGTATTTGACATCGACCTTAGCCAATGCTGGTAAGCAACCAGATTCACCAGCAAACACGGTAACCTTACCTAATGGAATACCTTTATTGAAATCACCACTAATCAAATAGTTAAGTGCATAATTACCACAACTAATCCAATCAGTTGGGTCATTGAAACCAACACCAAGACCTTCAATGGACTTGGTTAATGTTTTACGAAATTTACTTACGTCAAATGCTTTCATTGTCTCTCCTCTTTAAACGAAAAAAGGGTGTGCAGGACCTATCCTACACACCCAATACTACTGATTAAGCCGTTTGACGGTCACGAATCATTTTAAGAATGTCTTGTGCACGACTTGCGCCTTCACCTGACGTTTCAGGTGCAACCGCTGGTGCAGCATAAGAAGCCGCTGCAGGAGTTTCCCATGGTAAATCATCAGCAGCCGATAAAGGAGCAGAAACAACTGGGTCAGCAACTAACGCAGGTACTGGAGAAGCAGGTGCTGCAACTACACGAGATTCAGTAGTAGGTGCTTGAATGCCATTTGGACGATAGTATTGACCCCATCTTTCAACATCATAGGCTTCACCATCAACCGATGCTTCGAACATTTCTTTGATAACTTTCAACTCAACTTCACCAGGACGTTTAGGTAAGAAGTCAGCTAAGTTGAATAACCCATGGTCAGCAATTGCTTGCAATTCTTCTTCATTTAAAGCACGTTCACGACGGCTCCATTTAGAAGTTGAGTAATCAGCAAATCCACCTTTTGAGGTTTTGCAAATACGGAAGTCAAGACCACGCAAGTAATCAGTTGGTAATTCATCCAATTCTGGATCTAATAAAGCAGATTTAATCAAACCAAAGATTTGTGGACTGATAATGAATCTACGGATTTTGTTTTCAGGTGGGTTTTCTTCTTTCAAGCCATCTTCAACAACAAAGCCTTGTGCTAAGAATGTACGTTTTTTCCAATACTTACGACCCATTTCTTCCAAAGATTTGTCTTTGAACCAACCACGAACCTCGGTTAAAATTGGGCAGTATGCTTTTGCATCATACATTTCAATACATGGAACTTGAACAACAACTGGACGTGAATCTGCCTCGCCTTTAATGCCAGCGAAGGGAAGTCTAATCATTTGTTTTTCAACCCAGAAGAAATCATTGGTTGTGTCTGCATCCGGTAAGAATCGGATTGTTGTTTCATTGCCGTCAGCAATGTTCCAGTGTGGATAGATAACGCTTGGTTCGCCATTAGAACCACTGTTAGATTGGTTGTTTTGTGATGCTTGAAGTTTTGCGCGGATTTCAGCTAAAGATGCCATTTGTGTATTCCTATAAAAAGTAAAAGTTTGTACTGCTCTTGTGAATTGTAACGCTGTTGTAAGTATATCTAAATCATAATGCCGTCCTAGGTTGCTTTTGAAAGTTTGGGCTAAGGGTTTCTTAGCCCAGTTTGTTAAGTATATAGTGTTTGTTCGGTGTTGTCAATCTTTATTTCTGTTTAACTTGAGACTTGACGTCATTTGTTAAGTATAGTTGTTTTGTTTTAGTATGTCAATCTTTATTTTCCATCATTGAAATATCGTAAGTCTGTAATCTCGCTATTAGGGAACTTTTTTCAAATATGGGTTAATTATCTTTTAGTGTGTAAGTTGTTGATTTTAATCTGTTATTTTGGAGCCATCTATCGGACTCGAACCGATGATGAGTTTTTAACCTCGCCGGATTACTAGACCGGTGCAATAGCCGCTATGCGAAGATGGCTTGTTTTAACTTACAATGTATTTATATAAAACTCAACATTTTCCAACTTTATAAATATGGATGTGCATGGCCCACATGTACATCCTATCAACCTAACTTTCAATATAATATTATGACTTATAAATGTAAAATATGCGGTAAAGAATTCGACAACAGTCGTTCATTGGATGCACACTACCACGTTCATGGTGGCGTTAATGGTAGAAAAGATACTACCAAGTGCTCCTGTATTTATTCCAAAAAGGTAGTACTAGTTTCTTACCTTGAAACTCATATCGCTGGTTTAAGTAGATGCAAACATTGCGGTAAAATCACAAGTAGGGCGTATAACAAGTTTTGTTCAACTAGCTGCGCTGCATCACATAACAATGTTGGTCGTAAAACAACTGCCAAACACCGTGCAAAAACAAGTGCGTCCATTCGCAAGAATCTCGAACTTAATCCAAAACCACCCTACACTAGAGTAGCACAATGTATGGAATGTGGTAAATGGTACCATAAAGTAGGTGATCGTCGCACATGTTCGGATGACTGTTACAAAGAGATCATATCTCGAACTGCCAAAAACAACCCATTGTTTGGTGGTAATCGGAACAATCATGCATATGGCTGGTATGATTCACCATTCGCTGGTCGTGTTTGGTTAGAATCATCTTATGAGTATCGAGTTGCCTTTGATTTGGATGTAAATCAAATCCCTTGGATACGACCACCGCACATGTATTACTTCCTAGGTGGTAAAAAGAAAAAGTATTTTGCTGACTTTTATCTAACTGAACAGGATATCTACTTAGACCCAAAGAACGATTGGCTTATCCCAAAAGATATCCCGAAAATCAATCAAGCTATGAAAGATAATAATGTTATTATTCATATCTTGACTAAGGATCAACTTTCTTGGGCAGCTATTCAAGAACTGCTCTAAAAGATAAGCATCCAGCATGCACCGGTCTAACCAATCGGTGCATCAATTATCAAACCTATTCTCAACGAAATTAACCAACTCACATAACATGAATGAACCACCACATTCCCAAAACTCTAAGATAGTAGATCGATTCTTAACTAAGAAATCGGCTAACTTACCTTCTACATCTGAAAATGGGTATTCAACCCGTATATTATTACCATCAATTAAGTACTGAACTGCACATACCCGACCTGCTATTTTACTTGAGATGTACAACTTACCAGAACCGATTTCGAACATGACGAATTCGATCTGTGGTAAATCCCATTCATCTTCGGGTGGATCTAAGTTGAATATTTCTGTTAAGGTCATAGTAGCTCTCCAAGTACCCTCTAATCTTATCAACCAAAGGGTACAAAGTCAACCTTTTAAATTCCAGCTAACTGCTTAAAGCGAGCGATTTCAGAAGATTCTTCGGGGGCAGCGTGGATACCAACACTAGCTTGTTCAGGAGCCATACGTTCAATCAACTTCTTAACTGCATTAGCTGCTGATTCACCGAACTTCTTACCAACCATGATGGTTACTTTTTCTGGACCTAATGGGAATTTGTTTTCCATGTGGTCGTAGAAAGATTTAACGTATTCGAATAGTTCATTCATATCTACGTTACCGTGACCACGTTCTTCTTCATCGGAATCACCGCATTCAGAGGCTACGTCTTCTTTCTCAAGTTTTTCAACTTCAGTTTCACCAGTATCCGAATGTTCCGATTCATGACCATGTTCCCAATCGATTTGATCAACTACTTCAGGTGCTCGTTGTTGCAAGAAAGATTGAATCAAAGGAATCACGCATTTTTCAGGATCTTCGTTTGCAGATTTAACGATTGCTCTATTCAAAGCGGGTTCATCGATAATACCTTTTAGGCTTTCAATGGCATTCAACCCATCGATACCAGCAGGTAAAGGTTCTTTAACCAAGTCTTGTAGTTCAGCAATAGCAGACTTTTGATTTTCTGGGTCAGTGCTAACAATAGCATCTTCTTCACCTAAGTTCATAGCCCATTGTTCAAATTTAGACATTGGGTCAATAGCCGAGATTTCTTCAGAAACAGGTTCATCTGAAGAAGTCATACTAACAATATCAGAATACTCGATGCCGTTTTCTTGCATCAATCTATAGATAACAGGGAACACGGATGCGATATCTTCTTTGAAGTTACGTACAGTGAACTTATCTTTGTATTCTTCAACTACAGATTGCGGCATTTCCATTGGTGCGGCAGCTTTGAAGTTTTCTTTGTATGATTCGTAGTGATGTTGTTTTGCCAATTTGTGTAAAGTTTCGCGTAGGTGGTCCAATTGGGCAGTACTACGTTCTACCATATTATTAGTATCTGAATTCATCAAATCGTTTCTAACAACATAGTTACCAAAACTTTTCAACTGTGCAATTTCTTCACTCATACCAGTAATAGATTTACCAAGTTCATCATAAGGCAACCCACCATTAGCAACATGGCGTTGCATAGCTCTAGCACCAGCCAAGTGTTTGAATGGGTATTTGAATCTTTCACCATCACTATTCTCTACGAATAGGGCTGAGATGTTGCGTGAACGAGACCCAGGTGCCATATCATCATTCAAGGTTTTACTGTGCTTGATAATTAATCGTGTATCCATCAACTTCTGATAGCTTACGTTTTTAGTACCATAAAGGTTACTTTCACTCATTATACTTTCTCCAATTGGTGCTGGTGTTGCAGATTTTGCATTTTGGCTCAAGAACGAATAGTCTCTTTGATCTAGGTTGTCTTTGGCAATGTCTCTAGGATCGAAGTTTAACAGCCTGCGTTTTGCAAATATCCTTAACTCCTTTAAAAACCCATACCAGTTGTTCTTTTGATTTGTATCCATGGTTTCGGTAATTCCATGTGAGAAATATACCTTCATGGAATTCTGTTCAGCCAAACTAATACTCACATGACCAATAGCGGTTTCACCTTCCATATAATCAAAATCGAAGAAACGTGCATCCTCTGGGATAATAGTTATCTCACCAGACTCTGTTCCTAATTTTAGACCAGAGAATCTGCTACGTATTTTGTAAAATAAATCTGTTGCAATGTTATTTCGTGTATCCATAATCGGTATTTAGCCTATTCGGTGGGACTTTGGTCATTCAATTGACTGATGCCATCTAGTCGTTTCATGTCTTCTGTTGATAATCCTTCTAATCCAAAGACCTTTCTTGGATTAATATAAGGTACGATTCGCTGACTAATGATATTTACTGGGATGTTATCACCTGAGATAGTGTCATCGAGTTTGTTGTTTTTAGCATAGAACGAATACGTGCCATCGCCATAGAACCCAACCTGCAATTCCAAGTAATCCGTTATCCAATACAATTCTATCTCACCATCAAACTGAACTTCTACGGTTGGTTGTTTAGTCCCAGGTAGTAATTGCTGTAGGAATACGATTGCATCGTCTATAGCATTTTCATTCAATTTGTCGTGTTCTTCGTATTTTAAGTTGTGTATTTCGTCCATTGTTTCTCTCTCGGTATTTCGCGGCATCCCTGAGAACTTCGGACGTCGTGTCCTCGGTTCACGGGATAACCGTGAATAGACGTTTAAATAACAGGTAGGCTACTGGTACTACTAGTAGCTGAACTGGTACTTTTGCTAACGGGACGTGTCCCGCTTTGCGGCATCCTTTTTTGTTTAGGTAACCCGGTGTTGTTGCCCAGTGCAACAAGTCCACCTCCGGTAAACCGAATAGCTTGCCCTTTTTGTAAAATATTACGGGCAGCATTTATGTCTCGATCATGATCAATACCGCAAACGGGGCAAATCCATGTCCGATCTTTAAGAGTTAAATCGTTGTGGATATGACCACAACTACTACAAGTTTTTGTTGTATTGCGTGCTGGTACAAGATGTACTTGTTTACCAACAAGCTCCGCCTTTTTTATCAAGATTTCACGGAATGCACTGATTCCGACTTGAGCGAATGATTTCCCTAGGCGTCTAGGGCTTTTTGTTTTCTTTTTACCACGAGACATCATGTTCTTCGTTTGTGTCTTTTCGATACAGATGTGGTCGTAGCCTTTAGTTATTTTATTTGCTGCTTTCTTATGAAAGTCATTTAATTGATTTGCCGATTTCTGATGAAGTGCGGCTATTTGTTTCTTGTATTTGTTGTATCTTCTTGAGTTCTTGGTGCATTTCGCGAGTTTACGCTGAAGCGCTTTCATACGGTCTTCAGTTCTTTCACGGAATCTTGGATTCTTGATCTTTTTACCAGTACTTAAGGTTGCAAAAGTAGTAAGACCTGGATCAATACCAACAGTTTTATAGGTTTTCGGTAAATGAGCCGTTGTTGATTTCGCATGAAATGAGACATAAAAGTTTCCAAGACTATCCTGCGATAATGTTACACCGCTAACGGTTGTATAATCAAATTTATTAGGTGAATCCGCAAAATCAGTTAATAGCTTTACATGACCAATTTTTGGAATAAATGCGTACATATACCCATTTTTCATATACAAATAGCAATCACCGGCATGTCTTAGTGATCTCTTGCTATATCGATTTTTAAATGTAGGAAAGTCATTTTGCTTCGTAAAGAACCGGTTAAATGCATCCAATAGATTAAGACGAGCTCCATCGATTACTCGATTAGATAGCTCTTTTAACCACGGGTTGTTATTTCTTAATTCTTTAACACTGCAGCATTTGGTAGAAATCTTACCAGTTATGGCATATTCGGCATTCACCAATGCAAGAAATTCGTTATATGCGAATACACAACCATCTACTGATTTATCGAACAAAGCGATCTGTACCTGATTCAACAGGCATTTCGTTTTGTATCCAGTGATTTTAGTAGATGTGCTCATATCTCTATTTAGTTAAATTAAAAATTGACTTGGTAAGCGATATCTGTATAATAACGGGTAAGACAGTAGCCGCTCATGCCAATTAAATGACCCTCGCGTCCTCTGCTCCGCTAGCGCGTCGCAACCCGTCCTAGGGGGTCACTCGGCTTCCTTGCCGAGTTCCATTGGTTGTCCTTTTTGTTATAGCTAAAAGATAATGGTTCATGGTTTATGGTTGGTCTCATGGGGTCAATTATCTTTTAGCTTATGATACGTGGGTTTCGATTATCTTTTAGAATCCACTACTAATAAAGATAGGCAATGGCATCTGATCTTCTGTCAATTTCTCAGACATCTTATCATATATAGATGGATCCCAGTCAGATAATACAGTTGCCATTCTTATAATAAGAAGAACCGCAGAAATCAAGTCATCATGCTCACCTGATTTAGCACCAAATCCAACACCACGTGAGATAAATGTTTTTAACTCGGACATAAGAACTTTAGAGTTAATCGTCATCTTACCAGTTTCTAATAGGTTTTTAAACTGGCTACACGCAGTGACTTTTGTTCTATGTGTAGTGTTAAACCCTTTACGGAACTTTCTGATATGACCTTTCTTAATCGGTTCTGACAGGAATAACCCATGAAAGTTCTCCTCACCAATACTCTCAATAACGATCAAGGCAGCTTCACCTAGTGTATTATTCTCCATACTATAGTACGCAGTTGGTGCAAATCCACCCTTTTCAATACCACGATCATGTATATACGACAATATATCTCTTAGATGTCTGATTTGTGTTTGCACCGGTGTAGTGTTATGTCGCCATTCACCAACCTGTTCCATACTTGGCATTTCAAATACTTGCATAGCTGCATAGTCACCACCAGTGCCCAAACTTGGATCTAATGATATCAAATAGGTTGAACGTGGGTCAATCTCTTTATACCATCGTGTTTGTCCCATTGTGTAGATAGGGTCGATAGCGGTTAACTCCGATAATTTTGTTGCACTAATCAACGTTTCGTCGTTAATCAGGAACTCACATTCGAATTCACGACGAAATTTTTCTGAATGCATTTTGGCTCGTTCAGCTGTAGCCCAGGCATCATCACGATCTGGGTGTTCACGCCAATGTGCGAAGAAAGGATAAAAGCCGTTTATCCCAACTTTTTGCTCAATTCCGTTCGCATCGAACTTCTTATTAGCAGCATGCCAAATCTCAGCAAATTGATCCTCGTCACTGTTTGGAGTTGATGTGATAATACATCTACCACCAGTAGACAACGTCGGTGATAACGCAGTCCAGAACTCACGTGCTTTCTCCGGTGGATTCACAAATGACAATTCGTCGCAGTTACTTGATTTTAAACGACTTTTTCCTACAAGGAAAACGTGATCGGCGTCGTGGACTTCAACTATATCGAAAACATCGGTTGTTTTATCAAATTCGATTGATTCGATTTCAACTTGGCCATCTACTGTATCTAAAAGATAACCGACCTCAAGTTCACTTACTCTGGTTTTCGTACCATTGCTGATGAATTTATGGGGTGCTGTTGCAGATACCGAATCACCATTGGTAAATGTTATTTTAAAGAGTTCTTTACCTGATGCTAACCGGACGCCATTGAAGTCACGCCAACCAACAGGTGTTAATATTTCGTATTCATTGTTTCTAACAAGCATAATGTTCCTTACATATGTTTTATCTCTATTTACCTAAAAGATAATAGTTGCATAACGTATACATATATGATATAGTTACCATACCAATAACTTACATTTTCATATCTGCATGAACTTTAACTTAGAATTAGCACCGAAAAAAACTGAGATTATAACGACTTGGGAAGATGCAATTGATTACTGCAATAACCTAGAAGTAGACGGGAAATACGACTGGAGATTACCAACATATGAAGAGTTGTTAGTTGTACGGGAGCAATACTTACAAGAAGTTAGATTAGATACTAAGTTATGTGATGCGTATGTTGATGGTTCAGTTGAGACCCCAGATTATTGGACTTGCGATTATGATATTACCGATCCTGACAAAGATGACGATGGCGTGGAACCTTATGCGGTGATTCAAACCTATGATTTTCTAACCGAGGTTCATGATATTGCGTTTGATGATTGGGAATTACATGTTAGAGCTGTTAGAACAAAAGAACCGTTCAACAGTATTCCAGTTGAATTAGCACCACGATCTTATATCAAAGACGTTACATTAGAAGAAGCACAGTTGTATTGTTTTTCACTTACCATTGATGGAAAGATTGGCTGGCGGTTTCCTACTCCTAAAGAATGCTATCACTTTAACTTCATGCATGGAATGTATTGGCATTCTGATGATATCGGTGATGACCCAAATGAAATGTATTTAATTCACCCAGTAAGAGATATCAAATGACCCTAGAATTCTACGAAACCAAATTAAGTATGGACTGGGATACTGCCAAATTTTACTGCTTTGCATTAAATGTAGATGGTAGAATTGGGTGGAGATTACCGACTGAAGAAGAGTTTAGGAAGTTTAGAGCATTTACAGGAATTCACTGGTATTGGTCGAGTGAAGAGCAAGGTGATCGACATGCTAAAAGTTTGTACCCATTTCCAGATCTTGTTGAACATGACACTGATTTGAAAAGTTGTAAATGGAGTGTGCTTGCTGTTCGTGATGTCTAAAAGATAATCGAAAAAGCCCTTGACAACCCAATCCAAATAGATTACAATTAACTATACTAAAGAATTACCCGAGATACCTTGAAAAATAGGTTGACAGTCCCCATAATCTAAGTTATAATTAATCATACTTATACAAAAGCAGTTACACAAAAGCAGTTTGCAGAGACCATCTCAATCATTACCGACACCAAGTCTATTACTCAATTATCTTTTAGAGACCATCTCAAATCAGTACCGACACAAAGTCTACTTACACAAAAGCAATTACTCTATTATCTTTTAGGCACCAGCCAAACCTTGCTCGTCGAATTACTAGATAGAACATAGAAAGACGAGAGAATTGCTAAGAAAGCCGCGCACAGGCGACCATTACGTGCCCTTAAACCTTGGACTACTTGATCACAAGGGATGGAAGTTCCGAAGTTAGCAACGGAGATATAACACACTACCCCACCAGATGAGTTATGGGATATGCCTTCATACAACCCATTTGTGTTATAGCAAAAAGATATACAAAGGCTAAAGATGGGTTGAGAAAACCCACGTCACATAAATGAGGTAGCAGTTGTTTATGTGGCCACCGTCAGATTAATAAGACTGAGCTCGAGGTACCGGCTGACCGCCTCTGTAATGCTCTACTGCTGCTGTGATGCGATACTTGTACGCAGAACTTTTCAATTACTTTAAACCCAATTGAGAATGCTTTGAATTAACCCGAGTTTTTCGGGTTAAGATGTTCCGCTCCACATACCGCAGTATTAAAAGCCTCTATAATAAAGCTATTAATGATTCTATCTTAAATCTATAGTTGTAGGAGCATATTAGATAATCCTAAAAGATAATAGATCCATTATATCCTACCTGCTTAAGCCACGCGCACGCACATTTTGAACCTAAAAGATAATTGCCTTATAGCTGTTTCCATTCGCGCACATACATTTTAGCTTTTTACCAGATGCACACGTACATTTTATATCTATTCGAACACATACATTTTAAACTAAAAGATAATTCATTAATAACTCACATCAATAAGATCATTAATAACATCAGTAATAAACATCATCTATAAGATCATCTATAATATCATTAATAATAACATCACATATAAAACATCAATAAGAACATCATAACTAAAAGATAATATACCTATTAAGACAATCATCTTTTAGTATTCTATTAATGGATAGTTACGTCTTTTAGTTTCATATTATATGTGCGAGCGTCAGCGAGCCATTAAGCAATAACCCGAACCTCTGGGTCAAGACGTTGATATAACGCAGCGAGTGAAATCTCTTCTTCTACAAGAGTTTCCTTGTGTCTGATACGAACAGTAGTATCGCCATCTAAGCAATAAATCAAAGAAAGCGACTTACCTCGACCTGTATTTTCAGTAGTGGTGGTTGCTTGGATACGAGCACCATTATCAAATTCGATTGTATTCCTGTTATATGAATAAACACCAGCACGAATAAAGTCTGGTAAGTTCTCATAGGCATACCGATATCTGTTCATAATATCTTGTGCACCGGCATATAGATGAGCAGCAATCAGTACTTGGGCTTCGGGTACGAACATGGTATACCAAAGTAGATAGCCACTAGCACAAGTAGTGTTATGTGTTGGTACTAGAGTTTTACCCACTAAAAATAGATGTTTCTTATCTGCCACTTGTAAGCATCTAACTGGTACAGATTTTGATTTGGTGATATTTTTAATATACACCCGTTCATTATTTGGGAAGTGAGTACTTAATCGTGCTTTATCCAATTTTTCAGATAAGGTAAAGAGTTTCAGGTGTTTGGTTGAGAAAGTAAGGAAGTAATTGGTTTTAAACTTACAGACTTCGACTTTCAAATGTGTTTTAACACCTAGTGTAGATAGGATAAATCGTACTTGTTCCGTTATCTTTTCGTTGTTATGTTTAAATGTACAGTATCCTGTATCGGTTACACTACCGCACACGTCCATAATACCTTGAATAAGTTGTAAACGAGTTTCAGAATCATTAATTAACATTTCATCTGGAAGGGTATTATCTTTGTTTAGAACAGGTTTTACCATGAATTCTAGGTTATTAACAGAGTACATACCCAATCGTTTACTATGTCGTCTTAGGGTTAATTCTGACATGGTAAGACCATGGGATTTGAACATCTCGTTGTATCTGGTATATTCATGGGTGTAACATCTTAATTGGTTTACTTCAGGGTCATTACCCATCCAAAGACCAACCAGATATGGATCTAGTTTCATTGGTTTCTTTTCGAATTCAATGAGTTTGGTATGATCCATACTAATTTTAACATTAGCCGTTTTAAACTTGGTGAATCGTTTAATTAAGTATTCTGTATTTTCGGTGATCAAGTCTTCGTAGCCTGGATCATACCAAGTCCATAGGTGATGAGCATCGGCAATGATCTTTTCGCCATGTGAGAATTCGATAGTATAGCAAGTACGATTTTTCATTGTTTCGGTAATGAAAGTTACTTCGGTTGGTGTACCTTTAGGTGTATAGATAGTATCACCGACTTGGATATCACCCATTCGTTTGAAACCGGTTGGTGTTAAAATTGGAGTTTCGTTGCAGATGGCTTTACCCATCTGACGTGGTAGCATAGCGATTGTATAAGTATTATCGTTATATGCTTGAATCAATCTTTCTTGATATTCGTATGGTTCAAATGGGATAGCACCTCTAGTTGGATGCTGGATTTTCAAGAAGTTTTTGCAGAAGTAAAGTGGACCAGTAACTGGATCCATACATTTCTCTAAGTGTTGTACTTGTTCAAGTGTGTATTGTTGTTTTTGATGTGCTCTTAAGATTTGAACGCCATCTAGGTTTCTGTTTGCCATCTTTGGTTATTTCCTTATGTGGTTTAATTAGTTGTATTTACCCTAAAAGATAATTGACTTATCGTGGATTATGTGCTAAAAACCTATAATAGATGTTGCGAGCTCCGCTAGGAGCGAGCCAATGTAAATACAAGAAAGGAGAACGCTATGACACAAGCAGAACAACAATTGACGGTTTATAATCAATTCAAAATTGGGTATGAAAAACTTCAAAGTGAACTAGGTGAATGCTACTATACTAAGAAGGCATTGGAAAACTTGAATCGCCAGTTTGAAATCTATAACATCTTAAACAGAAAAGGCACCGAGTAGGTGCCTTTCTTTTTGGTTAATCGAAAGATTAACGTGCTTTGATTTCAGCCAACCGTTGTTGTAAATCAAGTTTGATTGATTCTTTAAAGTCACGATCTTTCATAGCCATTGGGTTATCACCTTGCTTGTAACTATGTTTTACCATATCTTTTTCTTTATCGATGCCATTACTTTTACCAACTAGTTTGTCAGTATCAAAGGTTTTAGTATCTTTATTCGATGTGTTAGCTGATTGGAAGCCACCATCTAAATCTTCTTCGGTTTCTTCTTCATCACCAAAGAATTTATCTTGAATTTCTGATCCGATTTTAGCACCAGTAGAAGCACCTGCCAAAGATTTAGTGGCAATTCCACCGGCAATACCGCCTGCGATAGAACCAGCCATTCCTTCATCTTCGTCATTATCTAAATCACCGTCTTCATCACCATCTAAATCTGCTGGTTCTGGAAGCATTTTAAGGGGTTCTGGGTGATTGTTAGAAATGGTTAAGATATTTGGATCTGCTGATAAAGTAGGACCTTTGTCATCTTTAGGCATCATATCTGGGTTAACTTTAACCAGTAATCGCATTAGGCTAGAGATATCATCTAAGCCATTTGCATTCAAGCTAACTGTCATTGTAGGTGGGTTGTGTGGAGTAGTTGTATCCATTCCGCATTCACCAATTTTAACTTCGCTTTCTGTTAAGGGTTTGCTTAACTCACCCATTTTTGCCACTAGGCTGTGGAAATCCATGTTTAACTCCCGATGGCGCTATTAAGGCCAGTCTTATCTATTTTCTGTTTTGCAATCTTGTATTCGACGTTTTGACCAAATTCTTTTTTACGGTCTTTGGCTTGAGCAGCCAAACCTTTTAAGAAACCTTTGTTATATTCTGGACCGTAGTGGTCTTTTTGATTAATAGCAGGGGCTTCTTTGTAATGTGGGTCTGATAATAACGCATGACCAGAAGGAACTTGTTCACCAACTGGGATGTAATCAAGTGAAGGGTCTTCTGCGTTATGAACTCGAATAGACGATTCATCAACACCGGTTGATTTGATACGCTGTGCGATTTCAGGTGGAATCACTGGGTAATCACAAGTAATAGCAAACACATGAACTTCGCAATTTGCTTTATTTGGGAAGTCAATAGGTTGCTTTTGAATTGGTGTTGTCGTTGTTTTATCGAAATGCAACACTTTGAATTGTTCTAGTTTAGATTTCAAGGTACCTTCAAATTCATCAGGTAGCGGACCAGCAATCTTAACAACAAAGTTGTAGTCTTTTTTCGATTCTGCGAGATATTGATGTAGTGTTTTCATGATTATATTTAGCCTTTACCAGAAAGTTTGGACATCAACTCGTTTCTATCTAGGGTAACATAAGCAGTACCATCGATCATATCATCTTCTGGTGCTCTGTTTTCCATCTTAAGTTTCTTGAGTTGCATATCAACTGCTTTTAATTTCTTATCAATCTTAGCGGTATTCGCTGAGATTGAGTGCCCTAACATACTACTTGCTACTTCAAAGATTCTACTTGCATATCTGACTTCTACATTCATACCCAAGTCCATTAGGTCATCGTATGCAGCTTCTGCTTTCTTTGCAAGTTTTTCAAGTTCTCTTTCACCTAAGTTTTCTAACTCACGGATTCTAGGTAATCCCTTAGCCATCTCGGTGATTTCATTATAGCTTTGTTGAATACTAGCAACTTCAGCTTGTGTTTCTTCGTTTGACTTGATTTTAAGTGGTGCTTTTTCTTCGATATTAAGCAGAGTTTCAAGTTTTTTAGTCATTACTTCTTTCCTGAATGAAAGATATCATTTTCGGTTACAACACGAAAGGTGATATTCTTGTTATTACAATAAGCTCTAGCGGCTTCCCATTTAGCTAGGTTTTTAACATACTGTTGTTTGTTGTATTGACCTTTACCAACCTGTTCAACAAAGGTTTGGTTGGCTGGTTTTACTTCAATCAATTCAGCATGTGTTTTACCATTCTTATCTATGTATACAACGAAAAAGTCTGGAACATAAACGGTTTGTTTACCGGTAAATGGATTTCTATATGGAATTTTGATACTTTCACTAGCCCAGTTTTGAACACTTTGGTGTTCATCGAGCATTTTCATGAATACAAATTCCCAGCTAGAACGAGCTAAAGGAGTAGAAGTCCCAATGTATTTTTCTGGGTTCTTCATCTCAAATTTACCTTGTGCGAACTTAGGTCCCCTTGCCATTATGCTGCCACATTCCGGGTTATGTATTGTGCGTTATACACCTGTTTAAACCCTAGGGTTGAAGTTGGACTTCTATCACTATTAAGAATACCACCAACTAAGGTACTTAATTGAAGTGAATGCGAAGTTGATTTAACTTCTAGTGCATAAATCTTATTTGTATACTGTTTAAATAATCCTTTTTCACCACCAGTAACCGTGATTACGTCAGTGGTAAATAAGTCACTTGGTTGATCTAGGGTAAACGTAAAGGTGATAACGTCTTCAGTAGCAGTTTGTGAGTTATTTGTAACCGAAACTTTACCACGAAATAATCTAGAATCGACTACTGCATTTACATTATCAACCGATAAAGCAACTCGTTTTAAAGTATCTAATATCTTAAAGATGGGGGTTTGAGTGTTACCTTGAGTAATAACTAAATCGCCATTCGCAGATAGCGTGTAGATATAGCCTTTCTTTGCTTGTGTTAATAAAGCATTCGCAACAACACTTGCTGCATCTTCTGCAAAACCATAGCTTTCAAAAAAGCCAATCGCAAATTCGTATTCATTGGCTGCGAATTCTAATGGAGTAGTACCATAGTTGTTGAATAGAACCTTAGTGTAATTCGCACTATCGGTAGTTGTACTGGTTGGTAAATTAGATGTCATAAATTAGTACCATCATTGTTAAAATTACGAGGTCTTGCTATAGTTGTTGCCGTTTTTGTTAGGGTTGGCATTATCACAGCATTTCCAAACATTTGCATCGCAGTATTTGGAATTGCAGTACCAAAATCAATATTATTGGCGTTTCTCGCCAAATTCAAACCAGCACCAACTGTTCGTACTAAACCACCTATTGTAAAGATATCTCCACTAGCGACATTACCAAATATAGTTTCCATACCAGCCAGTAAACCACCGGGCCCACCAATAGTACTAGTGCCACCACCTGCGACTGAAAGTGGTGATGGGATTAAATCATAATGTAAGGTAGCAAACCCTTTTGGTGTATCTTGTGTTACCGTACCACCTGAATAAACAACGGATTCATATTCTAATTGCATCGTGCTTTCTAAATGTTCACCAGAGGCATGGTCAAGGGTACCATGTGCCCAATACTTGATTCTTGGGTTTATTAGGGTATAACCTAAGAATCTACCACGGCTCATTGAATAGATAGTAACTGACTTAAAAAATGGTACAGTTATGTTATTATCTAAACCGTATCTGTAGTTTTGCATTGGCATTGCATGTGGATCATACTTGGTCTCACTATATGCTGGTGTTGCAGTTCCAGTATGTCTATCAGCAATGTAATACCCGTAATACTGAGCCCACATTGCATTTGTAATACCATCCGCGTCATCGTGTAATTTGATTGTTATTGGTTCGTAATTATATCCAGTATAAACTACTTTCTTTCTATTATATTGATTTTTAGTAACAGTATCAAATGTTACCTTTGGCATATCAGTCGATTTGACTAACATACCAACTTCATTGGCATTTTTATTTGTAAAAGCAGGCGCATCCAACGCGTGTTTGTCAATTTCAAACTTAACATAAAAGGCAAATCGATGCCTTGGCGCAAGTCTAAATGTATCTGCTACAAATAAATTGGACGCGTGTCTCCAATCGGCACAAATGCCTTTTGGTTGAGTTATACCTTGGACGAATCCGTTGGCAAAATCTGATAAGTATCTAGTAAATGGATTTGACATACTTATATTTAGCCTATCTAGAATGGCTAAAAGATAATTGATTTGCAGTAGAACGCGAGGCACGTTAGTGCCGAGCCACTAACAACTAGTACAAAAAGAAAAACCCGCAATTGCGGGTTTTTCAGTAAAGCTAGTAGTAAAACTAAATTTAGCCCTGTGATTCTGATGTAAGCTCTGTGCCAGCACCAGTAGAAGCATTAGAAGTAAGACTTCTTCCAACCGCAGCACCGATACCACCAGTTAATGATGTATCGGAATCACCTTCTTTCCATTGTTCCATATTATCAAAACGAATGGACATTGATACTTCAACTGCATCAGATGATTTGTATTCTAAACTTCCGTAATCAACTGACTGGATGAAGCAACCGTAAAGTACGGTTGTTTCAAGAATTTGTGCTTCATACGCACCGTTACCGCCATCCAATACTTCGATACGAGTAGTGAATTTGTAGTCGATACCGCTTCGTGCAGCCGCTTGTTCTTGAAAGTCAAATTGTTTCTGAACTTGTTGACCAACAAGAGCTTGTAAAACACCACCAACGTCATCGCGTACTACAAGAGTAACTGGTTTGAAAGTTGGTTTACCTGACAAATAAACTTTTGAGTTGTAAACGTCAAGCACAGTTTCTTCAAAATCAAATGAAGGACGTGTGACGCTAACCACTTGTTTAGACACTTCAACTGAAGAGTCAATACCGAAACCGAGCATGTTGACTCTGAAGCGGTACTTTTGTTTTGGCATCAACAGGGTTGTATTAGACCCCGAAAACGGTTTTACCGAAAAATTCTGTAAAGATGAAATTGACATTAGATTGCTCCTGTGTTTTTAACACGTAATGGAATATAGATAAACTCAACTGCTTTGATTGGAACAATCGCAATATCTACCCATAATTCGTTACGGTCGATCCGTGATGGTGTGTTGTTTGAAGTATCGCATACTACGACGTAGTCAGAGATAGCTCTTAAACCAACCAATTCTAATAACAAACTTTCACATGCTTGTTTGATTTCGTCACGGGTGATTCTGTCATTTGGTTCAAAGATATAAGGACGAGCCAAACGATTTAATTGTGTACGTAAGTAAACAACCAAACGAGATACGTTGATTCTATCCAATGCACTTGCGTTTTTCGCACGTGTTTTTTGACCAAAGTTAACATGACCAACACCAGTGAAGAATGTAATTGGGTTAACTTGTGCGTTATAAAGCGTATCACGTTGACCTTCGTTTAGTGCAACCGTTTGGAATTCACCAGTAGCTGCATCAATATAACCAACTGAAGAAGCGTTTGTGATACCACCGCGACGAGTACCAGCTGGAGCAAACCAAGGATAAGAAACATTATCGCTTAGGGTAATAGTTTTCAACATCATGTGACTTGAAGGAACTACAACATTTGCACCATCACGGTTAGTTGTATAACCTACTGGGTAGAATACTGATAAGTATTCATCATAAGTTACCATACCGTCATCACCGTTATTCAACACAGTTTTTTCATTGGTTGCCCACGAAGTTAACGATGTTGCATCCGCAGGTAATCTTAAAGGTACGTCACCAACGATGAATGAAGTTAAACCTCTTTCGATGTTTAAGTTAACCAATTCCATCATTACTTCTGGGTAGCCTGGACATGCCATCAAGTTGAAGTTTCTACGTTCTGAATCACGCAATTCATCACTAGTTTGGATTGCAGCAGAAAGAGCTTGAACAACAACGCTACGTTGTGCTTTACGACCAAAAGTACCAGAACCATCTTCATGATTTAAACTTGCAGTAACCCAACGATCTAAGTCATAAAGTTCCATACTTTCACCTGACAACCATGTGTGACCTAATGGTGAATTATCTTTGTCATAACGTGGGTTATCACCACCTACGGTGAAGTAGTTTTTATGGAAACGTTTTACGTTACCACCACTTCTACGCAAGTTCCAAAGTAACATACCTTTTGGATATAGGGCTGGATCTGGAGCATCTGGATCTAAGTAGTTGCTTAACAGTAAAGTTTCAATTGAAGCTGGTGTATTACCAGTCACACCTGAATCACCATAACGAGCATCAGCAAAAAGGATACCAGATTCAGTTTCTTGATCAGTTACATCAACTTTTTCCCATTTTTCAGCCGCAGCACCGCCACCTAAGTTACTGTTGTAACGATAGATAGTTGGGTAGTTTTCTGTATCAGCCGTTGAAATCCACAAATCACCAGTTTTGGTATCGATTGTGTATGGGTTTGAAGCAGCTACGATAGGTGCAACTGTAGTTCTACTTGCATCGTAATAAGGAGCAGTTGAACTTCTATAACCAACCCAAGTTTTACCATTGTGAACCATGATATCAACTTCAGAGATTTTTGTATCATACCAAAGTTGTTGATCAGCTGGAGCAGTTAATGGTTCTGCATCGGCAGCTTCAAAGTTTTTAGCCGCTAATGGTTGCCAGTTAGATGCAACAAAGTGATAATCATCACCAGCTGGTAAAGCATAGAAATTAGCAGTACCTAAACCAGTTTGCAAATCCACAGGTGTGAATAATTTAGTAATGAAATGGTTTGGTGAAGATGTGAAATCAGTAATTCTGAAATCACCACCCGCTTTGTGGAAGATTTGTAATTTGTTTTCAGCAGTAAATGCTGCTTGAACATAATCAAAACCTGCACTGTTGATTGCGTCAACTAAATCAACCGCGTCTTGGAACGTATTAGAAGCAGTTAGCGTAATAGTTTTAGCAGGTCTAATAGCAGATTCACCGATTGCAGTTTCTGCAATACTAAATGAGAATGTACCTGAACCAATTGAAGTTGCAGTTAATACTGGTGAAGTGATAAGTGTATTACCAGAAGCTGCTCTACGCCATAATCTGAATTTAGCAGTTTGTGGAGTTGTATCCCAACCTGTATTTTCATCAGCATTTACTTGTGTGAAAAGTGCATTTACTGGAATGTTAATACCACCCAACGTGCGGTCTAAACCATACAATGCTGCCGCAGCTGAAGTATACATCGGAGCATCGTGTGCTACCCATGAAGTAGTTGCTGCATCGTAACGTTTTACTCGTAATCTAGCACCAGAGTTTACTGCAGAGGTTTTAACCCAAACCGAACCACTTGGACGTTTGCCAGTTGGATAATCTGAAGCAGTAGCAGTATCAGTCAATTTCCATTCAGGAACGATTGTGTGTGGTGATTGTTGTAAAGCTGGACCGTAATAAGTGCCAACAGTAAAATTCAATTGTGTACTGATTTGTTGAGCAGTTGCAGTACCAGCAGCAATCACGATTGCATTGCTTAGTGAAGAATCACCAAGGCTACTGTCGTTAGCACCATCAGTGTACAAATACAATGAACTGTTTACATTTTTAGCAGTAATGCCTTTGATATTCGCTGCATTGATAGCAGAAACCAAATTATCAAGTGAAGTATCTGGTACAGTTACTTCGATATCATTGATGAAGATAGTTTTTGTAGCTAATGTTCCGATAATTGCACGTGCTGTACCTTTAACAGCTGGGAAACTAGCAGTCCATTCTTGGCTGCCAACAACAACCCAGTCACCTGCATTAACCGCAGCACCGTTTGCATAAGTGCCACCAGCAGATTTGTACCAAAGTACTGCGTTTTCTTTTGTACCATCAAACGTACCAGAACCATTAACTGTTTCGAATACAAGTGCGTAATCGCCGATTGAACCAATCGCTTTTGGTTTTCCACCATCAAGATTGCTAGCAGTTGCATCGTTTAAGATGATTGGTGTTTTAATTGTGAATTTTTGACCACCAGTTACACTAGCAGCACTGCCATTCCATTCGTGAATACCCCAAACCGAAGTTTTAGTATCAACCCACCAAGAACCGTCAGACGGTAATGCACCTGGTGCAGTATCTTTTCCAGCTAATTGGTCTAAGTCAACGTCAGCACGAATAATAAATGCAGAGTTACTAACTTCTAAAATGCTGTAAGCAGCAAGTAAACCATATTCGTTTCTTTCACCGCCATGCACCGCTGCTGATGAAGTCGCTTCGAAATACGGAGTACCATAGTAATCTGATAATTCTTTTTGGCTTGTAATTTTGAATACTTTACCGGCAGTCGCAGCTGTTGTATAAGTTGCGGTGTTAGTTGCCGAAGCATTTGATTTGTTTTGTCCTGTGGCAAGAACGATTAACGACGTAGTACCTGGTGCAGCAGGTGTGTAAAAACTCTCATCGATAACCGTTACTTCTACGCCGGGTGATTGTAATGCCATACTTTTAATCTCCTAAATGTAGTTTTACTAGGAGTATTTAGCAGGTTTTCAAAAATGGGTATCGAAACAGTTAGTGGTATTTTAACAGCAAAAGCCAGCAAGATGCTGGCTTTTAGTGGGTTTTTAATGGAGAATTAACATGAAAATAATTATACTATACGAATTTGACTCTTTTCCTCGACAAATTCAGCAACTTTGTCGTATAAATCATCAACAGTACCATCATTATTGATCAGTATATCGTATTTAGTACCTAACCAAGACCATTCACTTGCATGGATTTTCTTAGCTTGTAAACTATTAATACCAACGATAGAACCTTTTAATGCCAATTCAGCATCGGCATACCATTCAGGTAACTCACCACGCTGTACTCGAATAACCCAACCACCTAAATCACGAATAGCCTGAATCTCATTTGGAAATCGGCAATCACTAATCACAATACTTGTATTCGATTTGTTAATCTTATTTTCAAGACTAGCAACCCAAATATCATCATGAAAATTCTTTCTAGCCAACTCAGTACCCCAGTGTTGCAAAACCCATCTCGGGGTTAAGGTTGGCATTGATAATCTTTTAGACCAATAAGAGTCTACTTCTTCACGCCATTCACGGGATTCTTGGGTACGACCTTCTAACTGTTCTCTATCCCATCCAAATACATTGGCTACCGCATCTTTGAGTGAACTAGCAAAACTAAGTTGATTGAAGTCGTGAAATTGAGTTAAGTAATGCGCTATGGTATCTTTACCAGAACCAATGTTACCAACGATACCGATTACAAGTTTGTTTGACATGTGAATTTCCTAATGTGATATTAGGTTATTATATCGCATTTTGGAAGGGATGTAAAGAAGTATATAAAATTAGCTCGCACCTAGCGGTGCTCGCTATTGTGTGTGATTTGTATTAGTTTGCGAGTCGCGTTAGCGACGAGCCGTATAGACAATGTAGGTTAATTATCTTTTAGGTAAAAACCTTATATAAATCAAGCAATTATCCAATGATCCATGAGTAGCTCCCATTACCACCTGTAACAGAAGTAGTCAAATCGACCATCAACTTCTCAATCTCAGCATTTCCTTCTGCTTTCAATTGGGCACCATTGAGTGTACCACCACCTTGTGGACCAGCAATAGTTGAAAACTTCTCACGTGCTTGACCCAAAATTATCTTGCAATTGGCAAGGGTGTAATCTTTAATCCATTGACCAGCGTAGGTATCGTTAATGATTGCACTATCAGGTCGTGTATTATAAACATGTAGCAGAACTTCTTCCTCACCACGTGGCCGTTGTTCGATAAACAACTTACGAGATTGTGGATTCCAGGTGAATGCGATATAAGAACCAAACATCTTACCAACTAATTCTTGATATTGTGCAAACAATTCATAGGTCAATAAACCACCCATATTAGTTGAACTTAACAAGTAAGTATTCGTATAAGCCATATTGAATGGTTCAAATACGGTACCACCTGTACCATTTCCAGTACGAGAACCAACTGAACGTCTAAAGATTTGACGAACTTGTTGGATTTCTTGTGGTAGGATGTAAGTGTTTTGACTTTCTGTTAAGGTCAAGAAAGCATAACTTTCCTCCACGGAATTATCACCGCGTTGTCTAAATGTAGCAAGTGCTCGATTTAATGCAGTTTCATAATGGATTGGATCCAATTCCACGGATATGAGGCCATCGCCCAACATAACTCGGCAGTAATCATATACTTCTTGTTTTAGTTTATCTATGTTGCTCATATAAGTAGGTATTACTCCGTTATGTTTATGATAAATACGATTGCAATTCGCAATCCTAACTACTTCAATGCCTCAAGAGGACATCAACTATGGTATTTATCAATAATAAGTATACTAACACGTATTTCAAAATAATCAAAGCAGCACAAGCGCGGGTATCAATAGATGGATACACCGAAAATCATCATATCATTCCAAAATGTTTAGGTGGTAGTAATGAAAAAGACAATTTAGTTAGATTAACGGCTAGGGAACATTTTATATGCCATTACATGCTTACTAAAATGGTAAGTTCTACCAGACATCGATTCCAATTAGGTAAAGCATTTAATTGTATGTTATACGTTTCAAAACCAGGGCAGCCACGATATAAAGTGTCTAGTAGGTCTTTTGAAAGTTTTAGAAAACATTATTCGAACCTGTTTAGTGAACAACAGAAAGGCGATAAAAATCCAATGTACGGAAAAGTGGTGTCGGAAGAAACTCGCAAGAAACTTTCAATTGCAATTAAAAATTCCGGTTATGTACCATCGGCTGCGATTCGACGTAAACTAAGTGATGCAAATAAAGGGAAAATCTTATCGAAAGAAACTAGAGCTAAAATTTCCAAAGCAAAGAAAGGACGTGTATCAGGTGAAAATAATCCAATGTTTGGAGTTGCACACACAGACGAATCTAAGAAGAAAATGTCCGATTCTAAAAAAGGAAGTATACCGTGGAATAAAGGAAAGAACCACACTAACGAAACTCGGCTAAAATTGGCAACTAGAGCAAAAAATAGAGAACGTCAGGTATGTAGTCATTGCGGTATAGAGTGTGATGTATCGAATTACAAAAGATGGCATGGTGACAACTGCAAGCATCGTTTGCCATAAATATCATTAAACTAGGAGATTCAAGTGCCGAGACTTTCACTCTACAGGCCGGAAAAAGGCAGCGATTACAAGTTTATAGACAATACCATCTGGGAAATGTTCCAAGTAGGTGGAGTAGATGTGCTTGTCCACCGTTATATTGGACCAGGTGATTCAGCTGAAAACACACCAACCACACCCGTATATTCAACAGACGACCCAACCCACATTCAAGATTTACTCTTTTTAGAAAATAGAGATAGAAAGTACGATCCATCTGTTTATGTTCTAAGAGGTCATTACAATGTACAAGATATTGATTTTAACTTAAGTCAGTTTGGTTTATTCTTACAGAACGATACTATTTTCGTTAGTTTTCATATCAATGATACAGTCGAAAAGTTAGGAAGAAAGATAATATCAGGTGATGTTATTGAGTTACCACATCTTAAAGATGAGTATGCGTTAAATGATTTACAATTTGCACTAAAACGATTCTATGTAGTAGAAGAAGTAAGCCGAGCAAGTCAAGGATTTTCTGCACTTTGGTATCCACATTTATACAGAGCAAAATGCAAACCATTAGTTGATAGTCAAGAATTCAAAGATATCTTAAGTGGATTGGCTGATGAAGATGGTGAAAGTGATTTGACTCTAAGAGATATTATGTCAACCTACGAAAAAGAAATGCAAATCACCCATGCAGTACTAGACCAAGCAGATGCTGATTTACCACTAAGTGGCTATTCTACTGAAAACTTCTATGTGATGAGACAAGATCGTTATGGCTTAGTTGAAATTGCGTCAGCTAGTTATGACATGTCAGTTTCTGCACAAGAGCAAGCTACTGATGAGCATGGTAATGTTATATTCGATGCAAACGGAGACCCTATCTATGTTGGAACAACAGCTTCAATGGCATTCCAAAGTCCGTCTGGTTATACTGGTACAGTTTCACCTACTTCACTACAGCCTAATACGTTAAATGGCTACTCTGGTTATTTGGTTGGTGATGGTTTACCACCCAACGGTGCACAGTTCACTGCCGGTATTTCATTCCCGATCGCACCTGTTAACGGACAATTTTGTTTAAGAACAGATTACCAACCAAAAAGATTATTCCAATTTGATGGTTTAAGATGGATTAAAATTGAAGACTCGGTACGTATGAACGTTAATAACTTTGGTTATAGCGATACTGGTGTTGGTGATGAGTTTGAAGGTAAAGCAGTCAGACAAAACCAAAAAGGTACGTTTATTAATAATGATACAGTAGCAACTATTGATGGACACGTAATTAAAGAAAAACAAAGTCTATCTAAAGCATTAAGACCAGAGGCGGATTAAACTATGGACTACAACTACGATGGTCAGATAAGAAGATATGTTACCCAGTTTATGCGAATCTTTATTGGATTCAAGTACAGAACAGGTGGAACCAATTCAGAAGATAGACATGTCCCAGTTATGTATGGTGATATGACGCGACAAGTGGCTAGTATCATCAAAGACAACTCAGAAAATAAAATGTCAACAGTTCCAAGATTCGGTTGCTATATTACCGGATTGGAAATGGATAGAGATAGAACTTCTGATTCTACTTTTGTTAGTAAAATCAATATAAGACAGCGAAGTTATACTGGTTCGGGTGCTACTGTTGAATATCAAAATACACAAGGTGGTAACTATACTGTAGAACGGTTAATGCCATCTCCGTATACGTTAACAATGAAAACTGATTTATGGACCAGTAATACTGACCAAAAATTGCAGTTAATTGAACAAATCTTGATGCTATTCAACCCAACCTTGGAATTACAAACCAATGATAATTTCGTTGATTGGGCTAGCTTATCAGTTGTTAATATGAAGAATATTACCTTTACTTCACGTCAAATTCCACAAGGATTAGAATCAGAAATAGATGTTTGTAGCTTAGAGTTTACTATTCCTATTTGGATTTCTCCACCTGCCAAAGTTAAGAAAATGGGTATTGTTCAATCTGTTATTGCCAATGTCTTTACTGAAAGTGGTGATTTGGTTAATATTGATCAACTTATATTTGATCATATTACTGCTAATGTTAGGGAAAGAGTTGATGTTCTTAACTTTAAAGTTGCCTTATTCAAAGCAGTTGATAAAGGACCTAATGTTTATGAACTAACATCAGTTGATTCGCATGTAAACTGGCATGCTATAGTAGAAGCTATTGGTAAAAAGACTCAACTAAGCCAAGTGCATTTCACACAACCTTCTGGTTATGATATGGTTGGTACGTTTGAAATTTGGGATATCGACCCAACTATTATCTTAGTTACCTTTGACCAAGACACAGTTCCCTCTAATACTATTATTGCGAGTACAGTCAATGGTGTTGCTGCACGTGGAACTATAGATGCGATTATCGACCCTTATAAGTTCAACCCACTCGAAGTATTTGGTAGTCAATCAGATATCCCAGTTGGTATTCGTTACTTAATACTCGATGACGTCAATTCAAGTATTAACACTGGAACTGCAAACTACGATGGACCAGATGCTTGGAAAAATTCAGATGGAAGTGATCCAGTTATTCATGCCGATTCACTGATAGAATGGAATGGTAGTTCATGGGTTACGGTTTGGGATATTAATACGCCAGGTAATCCTTGTATTCAAAATCTACGTACTGGTATCAAATATCGCTGGGATGGAACCCAATGGCTTAAAGCATTCGAAGGCGAATATGCATACGAATACTGGGGATTTAAACTAGATGCTTAATTCTAAAAGGGCTGGATTGCTCTACTTGGCAAAAAGTACTGGTAGAGTAATGCTTATTTTAGAGAATTCAAAATGGACTTTACCTACATTTATGCGGCTCAATTCTCTTTTAGAAGATTCCAGTGAATTAATGGGAATGTATGCGACTGGTAAGATAGTACCAATCGAACTTTATCTTTCTTCCGATAAAGGTTTTGAATTTGGAACTTATGTTTGTTTGGTTGAGTCCGAGTTCTTTGTATCGTCTGGAACTTTTGCATGGTGTGACCTGGTGTGTTTACCAGGTCACTTACATACTGGGTTGAAAACTACACTGGGTGATTCGATCATTCGAACGAAGATTGAAACCATATTACAACTCATAAATATTTAAAAACTTTAATAGGATACAACATGATTGAATACGATGAAACTAATATACTTCATGTATTGGTACATTATACCAAGAATGGTTTCACAGAAGATGCAAAAATGCATCAAAACCCATATGTAAGGTCTGCGTATTATTTCCACAATAAAACTGATAAAGATGCATTAACCGATGTTAGTGATGTAATTAGACTAGAAGCATACAAAAGATTTGGAATATCTAAGAAAGCATTAAAGGATACTGCAATGGTAATTAGAATTGTAGCATACCGTCATTTTGGATGCTGGAATGATGCACTGACTGATATTTCTCCAGAAATTAGATGGGAAGCATTTTTAAAATTATCATTAGATAATCCAATAATATTTAACTACGGTGTTAATAATGAGGATTACGCGTTTCAATTCAAATACTATTCTTACTTTGGTTGGAACCACCGTGCATTAAAGTCATCAAATGACATGATTAGATATAATGCGTATGAAATATTAGGATATACATTAGATTGTCTAAATGATACGTGTTATTACATAAGAATTGGAGCTTATCGAAAATTTGGATACACCCAACACGCGTTTGATGATTATGAAAATGCTATTAGGCTAGAAGCGTATGAACAACTTGGCTATAATGAAAACGCTTTTTATGATAATGATAGAACCATCCGGTTAAACGCCTATCTACAACTTGGATTTACCGAAAAAGCATTAATCGACCGCGATGACGAAATTCGAGATCTGGCAAAACTGTATTTTGATTGTTGAACTGATACAAAATCACGACTATATTGTGATTTTGTATCAACTATATTCAACACATGTTAACTGTACTTAGTTATGAAATAGTTCCATATCTAGTACCAGTTGTCGCCCAGGAAATATTAGAATTTCCGGTAACTGCTGCACCAGCACTACCACCGTTACCACCAGCACCAGAACCAACACTACTACCACCTTTACCACCAGCACCACCCTGCCCACCACCACCACCACCACCACCACCATTTCGATAGTATCCGTTGACCCCCGGACTCCCACCGTTACCTGGATTAAAACCATCACCCCGTACACCAGACTCAGCATTGTACGAGCGAGCAGAAGTAGTACTATCACCAAAACCACCTTGACCACCTTGACCACCTTTACCATTAGCAGCACCTGTACCAGCTAGACCAGTAATACCTACACCACTGTTTACAGTTGCTCCAGTTGTACCACTAGGACCAGCACCGCCACCACCAGCACCGCCACCACCAGCACCACCACCACCACCACCACCACATCCATAATTACCACCACCACCACCACCACCACCACCACCACCGTAAATTATACTATTATTAGTTATAGTAATTGCTGTGTTAACGGATAACGCAGTGCCACCTGCACCACCTGCTGAACCAGTTGTATAAGGATTACCACCTTTACCACCTGCACCACCTTTACCGAAGATAACTGCGTTAATGATAAAATTTATTTTTCTCCCTGGTGCCGCGATATCAGACGCGAATGTTATTGCAGGTGATGTGCTATCACTCGTTGTGGCTCCTGATAAAGTCAATGTGATATTGGCAATACCAGTCGGTGGCATCCCCCAAGAAGTTAATGTGGCCGCATTTATCGTTAGTGGGGTTGTTTGACCATTAAACGTATACGCCCAGTCTACTAAAGCTACATTTTTTGTGTTTGTTCGTCTATGGAATTTCATTAAACTACTCATTTATTTCTCCTTATACTAAATTCGTATTTTCTATGTATTACCAGTATTGTAAACCATCCACGGTATTATCTAAATCTGATGGAAGGAAAATCAATCCTACTAAAGTTTACTGTGTTGCGTCTTCTATCTGCTAATATTATTATCGATATTACCAGTGTTTACACGGTCATCAAAACTAAAATTGAAACAATCTTAGAATTGGAGATGGGCGGTTAGCAAAGCTAACCGCCCATATATATTACTTAATATCTTTGGATAGTACGAGGCCAGTCCAAGTAGTACCACCATCATATGTATAGAATCCAAGTGAATCCCTACCGGATGCAGTTAATGTTGGCGGTGTCCCAGCAGCCCATTTCATACCTGACCACCAAGTAATTGCAGCTGCACCGCCATTGGTCAAATTCAAAATAAATGAACCAACTGTACCAGTATCGGGAACGTTACTCACTGTTAATGTTGTCGCGGTTGATATGGTCTTTGTAAAATAGTTACCAGATGATAAGTTGATATCATTTGCAGCCATTGTAACATTAGTTTCTTTCAATCCAGTTATAGTAGGTGATGTACTAAGAACATTAGAACCAGTCCCCGATGATGTGGTTGTTCCAGTACCACCATTAGCTGTTGGTAATACACCGCTCACTTGAGAGGTTAATGATACCGCTAACGTTTGCCATGTAGCAGTACTTGTACCAGTGGCAATTAAAAATTGACCAGTCGTTGGATTAGCCGACGCGGTGGTTGTAACTGAACCAGTAGTAGTTTTCAACCCGCCAGCATATCCATTGATATTCAAATTATTCACTGGTGTAGTTGAGGTAACAACCAACGGCGCCGTACCAGTTGCTACATTTGATATTAATTGGGTTCCAGTTACAGTTGATGAAAAAGAACCAGTAGTCCCACTCAATGCCCCCGTTAATGTGGTTGCTGCTGCATTGAGAGCACCTACTTTCAATGATCCATAGGTTGCCGACGTGAAATCAACTGTTGTTGTTGGTACTGTTGTAATACCCTCGAATAATTTCCAAGTATTACTATCACTCGCATCACGAACAAGACCAGTATAATTATTAGTATTGTATAATCCTATTATACCAATATCAATAGAGTTTTCCGTATTACCAGTCGCTAACGTTATAATCGAATCAGTTACCGATATATTGTTAGTATTAATGATGTTATTTGTTCCATTTACTGTAAAGTTACCAGAAACAATTAAATTATTATTAACCGTAGTCGATCCAGTACTACCACCAACCGATAATGTTGTAGCAGCGCCTGCAAAATTCACATTAGTCGCAGTGGTGTTTATTAAACTAAATGTTGTACTTGGGGTAGTTATAGAAGTACTTATTGCTGGGCTAGTACTCATTACAACATTGCCAGTACCACTAACAGTTGATGCTCCCGTACCACCATTTGCGATTGGCAAAATACCAGTAACTTGCGTAGTTAAATCCACACCAGTTAATGCTCCACCTAGTGTCAAACTACCCGAATCTGTTACTGTTCCAGTAAGAGTAATACCATTCACGTTACCAGTCCCAGTTACATCGGTAACGGTTCCGGTTGCACTACTCCCACCGCTAACAGTTTGCCACGTTGCACTCGTGTTGCCAATCGCAACCAACACCTGACCGGCGGTAGGTGCATCAGAACCTGATATCGATATCACTCCGGTTGCTGTTTTTAATCCATACGCATTAACATCAGTTAATGTTGCCCCAGAAACCGAGCCGAATGATCCTGACCATGTCCCAGTTGTTATAGTGCCAACTGATGATAAACTTGATAGCGTAGAAACGGTAGAATCAACTAATGTTACAGTACCAGCAGGTAGGGTTGCATTAGTTGTATCAGTAGAAGTTAACGTTATACTATTAGCACCTGATGTGACTAAAGCAGAACCATCTGCCAGTGTTAATGTCGCACTAACCTCTGGTGCAGTAAATGCAACTTTGTTGATAGAAGTAGCAGTAGCTACTCCCAATACCGGTGTTACTAAGGTTGGGGTTGATGATAAAACTACACTACCCGTACCAGTACTATTTGTAACTCCAGTACCACCCAGTGTAACTGGTAATGTACCGGTGACCGTACTTGTAGATAAATCAACACTTAATGTACCACCAAGCGTCAAATTACCAGTGGATGTTACAGTACCTGACAATGATAATCCGTTGACAGTACCAGTACCGCTAACTGAGGTAACACCACTAGGGGCAGGCGTAACCCAACTAGCAGTTGTATCATTAGATGCCATTAATACTTGGCCGTTCGTTGGAGCAGTTGCTGAGGATACCGCAACTACACCTGTTGCTGTTTTTAAACCATACGCATTAACATTTGTTAAATTTGAACCAGAAACCGACCCAAATGATCCTGACCAAGTACCAGTTGTTATAGTACCAACTGATGCTAAACTTGACAGAGTAGTAACTGTAGAATCAACCAACGTCACAGTACCAGCTGGGAGTGTGGCGTTTGTAGTTCCAGTAGATGTTAATGTAATACTATTAGAACCTGAAGTGGCTAAGGTAGAGCCATCTGCAAGCGTTAATGTTGCCGAATTTGTCGGTGCAGTAAATGCAACTTTATTAATCGATGTTGCTGTTGCGACCCCCAATACTGGAGTTTTTAATGTTGGTGTGTCATCAACTACAAATGTACTACCAGTACCAGTTTGACTCGCAATAGACGTTGCGTTACCAATTGAAGTGATAACACCTGTCAAATTAGCATTTGTTTCTACTTTAGCTGCTTTTAAATTTGCAACAGTCGTGGTTGATGTTACTACAAATGGTGCTGTACCATCAGCGATAGTTGAAGTTAACTGTGTTGCAGAAACCCCACTACTAAAAGTTCCAGTAGTTGCATTTAACCCACCAATTTTTAAATTATCATAGACCGCACCTGTTAAATCTATGACGTTATCAACCGGCTCTGATACAACACCACTAAAAAGTTTCCATTCACTATCAGAGGCATCACGAATTAACCCGGTGTGAGTATGAACTCCATTGTTATATGCTGCAACGATACCAATATCTAATATATCAGCTGGGTTGTTATCTGCCAGGTATATTAACGGATCTTCAACGTTTATAACAGTGGCACTCAGTTGTGTAGCACCAGCACCAAACGTGATATTTCCAGCAACCTGTAAATCATGATTAATTGTGGTTATACCAGGTAATCCACTACCAATACCAATCGCAGTTGCTGCTCTTGCAAAATGAACAGTTGTAGCATTGGTATCTATCAAAGCAAAGGTAGTACTATCGGTGGTGATTGAAGTTGTGACATTAGGGGTTATTACAGTGGGCGTATCAGCAAACACCAACGATCCAGTACCAGTTTCGTCTGATATAACACCCGCTAATTCAGTTGAAGTAGTAGAAGCCAAATCAGATAATTTGTTCGCCTTGTAAACTACATCACCACCTGCAGCAAAATTCACAGAAGAAGAATCAGTACCAGTGAAGGTTAATGTATTATTTGCGGTTAACGTTTTTCCATCAGCTATTGTAAGTGTTGATCCATTTAATGGTACAGTAAATGTAACTTTATTAATACTAGTAGCTGTTGCAACTCCCAATGCTGGTGTTACTAATGTTGGAGTGTTAGCAAACACCAACGATCCAGTACCAGTTTCGTCTGATATAACACCCGCTAATTCAGTTGAAGTAGTAGAAGCCAAATCAGATAATTTGTTCGCCTTGTA